CCGGGTGCCACATCTCTCATCCGTCCACTTTCACGTAGACCTCCGGGAAGATCCTGACCCCCACCAGCCTGCGCCATTTCGTCAGGGGAGCCCAACATGTTGGCTTCCATTCCTGATTCTAACGCTAGTTCTGGTGGGGCAGGTTCTGGTTCTGGGGGTTTGAAGGCCAACTCAATCGCTTTTTCGATTGGTGTGCCCTTCTGCCTCGCAGCAATGACGATACTCATTTGTCTGAGTACCTCGGAGACATCTTGACCCTGAGCGGCTAAAGCAGGAATGCTTTGCGCCAAGCCTGAAACGGCTTGTAGCATAGAGTCGCGCAGGTTCTCGGTGTCTACCTTCATTGATTCTTCACTAGCATCAAGTGCGAATGGCATTTGACGACGAAGGAAGTCTCTGGAAATCAGTTGATCGCCACGGGCTTGCAGCCCGAAGACGAGAGCACGGTTCGGATCTAGCCCCGCCAGTAAACCGTATTGAACGTCTACACTGTAGTCGCCCTTAATATCACGGTCAGGTCGGTACCGGATTTCGTATGGGGCACCATCAGTATTACCGCGAAGTACTTTGGTTTCAGCACCAAACAGTTTCTCGTCAACCATCAACGCTTTGCTCACGAGGCCTTCAAGTGCCTTAGCGAACATTGCTTGACCAGTACGGATCTGCGTGTCGAAGCCAGACATGAGGGCTTGTACGCCCTTGCCTGTGACTACAGAAGCGTCAGTATTGCCACCGCGTACTTCAGGGTAACGTGACCCTTGGCGTAGTTCCTGATCTAGTACGCCTTGTTGCGCGAATGCGCTTGAAGGAACCTCAATAGGTACGCGGCGAACCTTCTCCCCGAATGCTGTTCTAATGACAGCATCTGAGCCGAGGGCTAATTCTTGTGCGTCAGGAGGCAGAACGATAGGTGCCTGAACGCTTTTCTGTGCAGCCTCAAGGCTGAAAAGGGCGAAGCGGGCTTTAGCGACCTGCACTGCGAGAACATCATCGAACTGTCCGTGTGTCTCTGTGTCTACACCGGGGCGGCGAACAAACTCTAGTAGGCATTCCCCTACATAGTTCTTAACTTTCTCAAGAACGAGACCCTCGCGGGTTGGGCAGAAGATAACATCTACGTCTTTATCGTGGTATCGAACCACTTCAATCATTTCAAGTCCAGTAGACTGCTGCTTCAGGACGCTTTCAGCGTCAGGATACATGGCAACAAGTTCGTCACGGTTCTTGTAGAAAGAAAAATACCCCGCCTTAGTGTTACCCCAACGGTCAAAGACCGGGTATGCGCCGATAGAATCTAGGAAGGTGATGCGTGGCATCATCTCTTCCATGTCTACTTCGATCATGGCAGGAACGAAACCGTACGTGAAGTACCTGTCCGTGGCAGTATACATTTGTGTCTGTACGTTACTGAAGTTGATGTGGCCGTTAACGATACGTGTGCGCTTCTCAGCGAACTCCCGTGCCGTGTCAGAGACCATCCGCGCACTGGTACAGTTAAACGAAGGCATTGGGGCTAGTGTTTCAGCAAGATCCCGCGCTGCAACGTCCACCATGTTTGCGACAATACCCTTATCGAAGGGTCCTTCTGGGAAAAGATCAGGATATACATCCCGCATACGACCCTGCCGTACAGCGAGAACGTCCTGCATGCGCCCGTCACGGGCAGCGAACTGCGTTTTGATCCTGTTGTAATGTGCACGTATCTCCCTAAGTTGAGGGCTCCCACTACCGGGGCTAGCGTGTCCGTGATCCATGTGGCTCCTTTAGGTGCTAGGCACCCATCGGGGTGAATAGTTTGTTTAATTCTGCATCTACAAGATTAACTGTTGATTGGCCTTTAATATCCCAAGGCGTAGCGAAAGAGTTCTTCACATGACTACGAACAAAGTTCGAGTTCAACATTACGCGGTCCCTGCAGGCTAGTTCAGCGAACCACAGGGCCATAACAACGTCAGTCTTCTGAGACTTAGGTGCTGCTGGACTCCACGTAACCAACTGCTCTATCATGGCCTTCACGGCCTCCGAGTTTTGTGTTGAGGGTAACTCAATCAACTGGTGCTTGTCCTCCCACCCAGAAAACAGGGTAGTGAGGGATGCTACACCGAAGTCGGTGTCATGCTTATTCGATCCAGTGAAGTGGGGGCGGATAATCGTCCCTCTTGCTGCACAGTAATCATTCAACTCCTTGTCGTGAACAAGGAAGCCTTGGAAACCGTTCCGTTCAATGCGCCACTCAGAAACGTGATACTTGTCTGTGAGACGCTTAATCATGTCCCGCATGGCCTCAGGAGTGATACCGGGCTTGTTATACACGTCAAGCACGTAGCGTTTGTTCGTTTTCACGTCAAGTCCCACAACGACCGCAGCCGTGTGACCTGAAGTAGCAGGGTCAAGGCCCGCCACAATAATGAGGCCATTCATTCCATCAGCCCGCTGGTTCACCATACCCTTAGGTATAGGTCCCACTAAACGGTTGCCGTTAATCGCTGCCTTGACGGATTCAGGGGAGAACACTGCGTCGTCAGAGACTTGCTGCTGCTGATAGACCATGGCCCACGCTTTAGGGGACACTCGTCTACGTTTCTTAGCCAGACGGGTACCATCCCACTTAGGATACAAGCCGTCCTTATCCTGCACCTGAGCATCAATCTTGACGCCAGCCTCAGGCTGATTCGTTCTAGGCCACAAAGTAACCCAGTCCTCCTCCTTGTCCTTAAACTCAAGAACAGCAGGCATAGACAAGTACGTCCACGGGGACTTCTCATCCGGGTAACGCGCATCATCCTGCAACTCACGGTACAAGTCCTTAGAAGACAAGCGAGTCCCCACCACCAGCATAGAACCATTAGCAGACACCCGCGAAATAACCTCAGACTGCAACCAGTTGATTTGCTTCTCATACTCGTGAGCGTTCGTTAAATCAATAGTATCATCTAAAACAATAAGATCCGCGCGGGCACCATAAATGTGGCCGCGAATACCCAAAGCCTGAACCGTAGGGTCCTTCTCACCAGAATCCCGCGCATTATCAGACACGTAAATCATCGTCTGATTCCATGCCTCAGCGTCCTTATCAAAACCACCATCAGGAGCGTAAGCCGCAATCATCTCATCATACTTAGGATGCGTCAAACGAGTCTTAATAGCATATAGCATCTTCTTAGCCATCTCAGCAGTCTTAGAAACCAAGATAACCCTAATGTTAGGGTCCATACAAATCCGGTACACCACATAGTTAATAGTCACAGAAGTAGTCTTACCATGCTCAGGAGGCATGTTAGTAATAATCAGATCCTTCTCACCCTGCTCATACGACATGCCCGCATGAAGCCAAGAAGGAGGATTACCCTCAATCATATCCACCACATTCTGCATGTGAGGAAAAACCGTAGCCTCAAGAAACTTTTCACTAAACTCAGGAAAAGACATTTGAGGGCCACCCCCACCACCCTGAGCAGGATCAAGTTTACGCAAAGTCTTAATACGATCCATAGACACAGCAAAATCAGGATCTTCCTTACGCCACCGCTCATAAGTAGAACGAGTCCTACCCACCACCACCAAAGCCTTAGCAACCGTACAACCCTCAGCCTGCACGACCCGAAGCAACTCCAACTTAGTAGCCTCTAACTCCGCACTAGAAATCCTAGCCACACAAAACACCCCCACCAAATCAGGGGGACAATCAGGCCCCAAGCAAAGATATAAAAACACAAATAAAAACCCACACGAAAAACAAGAAGCCTGCAAGTCCGTAATACATAAAACAACTGAGGAGCGAACAAAGAGAGCGACGAAGTGCCTGCATCCGCTCCCTAAGGTCGCGGAGCCCACAAAGGCGAAGCGAACTCGGTGCCCTCACTCGCTCCGCTCGTTCGGTAACAACCCCTACTATAGTATAGGGTCAAAACGGGAACATTCAGACACCAAAACCCAAATCGTTACACAAACGTTACAGGATACAGGAGGACACCACACAAATATCGGACACAATCACAACACGATATACCATATATAAGGAGGGCGGTTTTTTAACAATGGGTGGGTCAACTTGTGAGACGTCCTACGTCTGTTGTCATACGTCCTACCTATTCACAAGGTCACAAGGTAGCCTCACCACCTACCCACTGTGACAGTCTAGTGACGACCGTCAAAATCCTGTCATATACGCGCGACTCCCC